TTGTATCAAACACAGGCCCATCATACTTGAAGCCCGACTCCCACAACCATACAAGATCATGCGGCGCATTGTGGCATATCAATATGGTAGCGTCATCCAGCATCATCTGCACACGATCAAAGTAATCGTTCTGATTAGGATGATCAGCATGATCAAACGGGAACGTCAGACACTGGCCTTGGTCTGTCAGCATACCCACCATTACAAGTGAATTGGTAGGCTCAAACGGATCAAGGTGCATCTTGCCATCCCGGTGCGTCACCGTGTTTTCTACATCAAGTGTTAGTTTCATTTATCTTCTCCTATACAAAGTTCTCACTGCTGTAAAACTTGAACTGCTTGTTCTTGTTACTAGCCCTATTTTTAACTTGCTTCATGTTAGCTGAAACAGAAACCCAGCGCAAGTTATTTATTGCATAGTCTAGTTTGTCTTCGTTTATGTGATCAACATTGTAGTTGTCTACAGGAAGATCATTCTGAACAAAAGCCATTCCGAAAATACGGTGCGCATATACTCGTTTTCCTTCTACCCCATTATCAATGGTATAGCATGGATACACAGCCCTACTGCAATTAGGCATAATTATATTACCTGTAGAGGTGTTTAGAATATAGGGAAAATCATACCTATCTTCATACATAGGTAATGGATGTGTTCCACCAGTAGAATGAATAATGTACTTTCCTTCAGGTACAGAGTTCAAGAAGTCTGATGTTCTATTCAGGTCTATTCGCCTCTGTCCCTTGTCACCAAAGTAGATGGCTATCTTTGATAAGTCCAATGTCTGTTGTTCTGACATTTTCTTTTCCAAGATAAAGAAATCTAACTGTTTCATACCATATACCTCCCTGTGCGGTAATCTAGTTCACATGTTACTAGCCCATGCCACCCACTTAGCTTGTTCTTTACAACATTGATGTGCCGCTGCAAATCCTCTGGAGTATTTGGATCATCGTCTTGCTTGGCTGGGTTCTTTGCAATCAGGATCATAAGGTCAGCCTCTGCCGCCTTACCGGTGCGTGACCCCTCCATCATTGCCTGATTGAGAATGACCTTGCCCTCTGCCTCTGCAGAAAGCTGTGACATATAAAATACGGCACACTCATGCTGTTTTGCAATCATACGTGCATGTATCGCATTGGCCTTGAGTGCTTCATCAGGACGAGCAAAGCCACCCTGCCGTGCAAACTTATCGCCCATGTCAAGAAGAATAACATCAGGCTTGTATGTCTTACAGACTGACTCAACCCATGACATGTCACGACCTGTAGCATCCTTGATTTTGATACGCTCTTTGATGGGGGCGTACAGGTCACGAGCCTTGCTGGGATTGTTCTTGATCTCACGCATGGTCATGCCGGTGGCTGCTGTCAGATAACGTGCGCCGACACGGTGACTGCCTTCCTCGTTACAAAGGATAATACAGTTGGCACCCTGTGCTGCCATACCACCGGGGCTGGCAATCAAACTGGCGTGGAACGATGTCTTACCAGTGTTGGGACGTGCGCCAATCTCAATCAAGTGTCCAGCATTGACGCCTTCCACATGTCCTGCAAGCGTAGGAATATTGAACGTCCAACGTGCCTCAAGATCGTTCTTGGTAAGCAGCGTGTCTATGTCGATGTCATCCCACTCCACATTCATGTCAGGCAGGAAGTCATCGTTGTATTGCTCAAGCAGCCGTCTCAAAGACTCCATGCTGCTCTGATCACCATTGACGTACTCAAACCCCAACTCTGCAATGTCTGTGCCTACAACCTGTTGAAACAGCTTGGACAGCACCTCCTGTGCCACGTCGCTGCCCATAGGGCTTTCCTTCTTGATATTGTTGAACACAGCAGAGTATGCCAGCTTGTTTGATGGCGTCAGTGTGGGATTGTTAGACAGGAACAATGCTTCCACTTCCTCTGGTGTCACTGTCCGTTCATAGCGATCCATTGCTATGTCAATGGTCTTCTTGATCTTGCGGTTCTCTGGATTAAACAACCTGTCAGGACACTTGGCACCACGATGTGCATCGTAGAACTCCTTATCCATAAGGCTCCTTATAATTGATAATTCCATTACACTTCTCCTTTGTCTTTAAATAGATGCATCTTCTGTACATCCACGGGGTTACGGTATTTTATGTCGTAGTTCAAGCGTAGCACTTTTACATTCCTCACGTGACCACGCAACTCTTTGGCGTACTGTAGTGTCTTCGGCAAAGCATCGGGGTCCAATGCCATGACGGCTGTCGAGAACTGCGAGAGATACCCTTTATGCGATTCAGAGAGGGAAGTTCCAAGAATCGCAACCCCGACAAAGGAATCGTACTCACCAACAACGACTGCACTCACGCAGTCCTCAACAACCACAGCGACATTACCACGTCCATGAACAAATGGCAAGCCACTATTTCCATATCTTTTCCACTTAGGTAGCTTACGCCCCAACGCACGACCTGTTGCATCTACTGGTGTATTAGCGTGATAGCACACGAACACAGCCCTATGTTCTTTGACATCATACATGAGATTGTCTGGGTCAATGCCCCACGTATCTGCGTACTCTAACACAGCAATACGATTGTCATGCGGCACAATGAACTCCGGCAGTACAAAATCATTTGTCACAGGTGTGACACTTTTCATCCTACGAATATCCTCTACAGATAAACGAGAACGAACAGAACCACTAACACTACAAGAGGCTTTGTAACAATTCCACAACAAAGACCCCATGTTATTGGTAGCAGTAAATGTCTTGTACGACTTACAGACAGGACAGTTGAGCCTACGAGACTCACCACTGGCAATACCTAAGTCTTCTACAAATGTACGTACATCCATTACATATCTCCATTATATATGTTTATATATAGGTCCGTTGGGCAATCACGATGTTTAAATATCATGATTTTTACGAGCCGTCAATGCTAAATCTGCACTGGTGAAAGTATTTTTCATGTACGGCTTCACACTCTGTGGGTTAGCATGTCCTGTAACCGACATAATTTGTGCCATACCGACACCAGCATCAACCATTTCCGTTGTGCCAGTTCGCCGCAGGTCAGATAGTCGCAGTTCTTCTGGTAGACCAGCCTCACGCATGATCCTACGTGCCACTTTGGGCAAGCGGTGCAATGAGTAAGGATGATAAACACCCCGAATAGGCTCTGTCATTGGTGCAACGTAGGGTTGAAAGCCAAAGTCTTGCTGCTGTTGTGCCAACATCTCTAACAAGTCGTCGGATACAGGCAAGAAAACCTCTGCCCTACGCTTTGACTGCTCAATATGTACACGGGACTTATCAAATTGTATAGAATCCCATTGTAGCATACGCATGTCACCCAAACGCTGGCACCACTCGTATGCCATCTGTGCTATTAAACCCACATTGCGGGTGCTGTAGTCGCCATAAGCGGTGTTCAGGAAGGTCTGTACCTGTTCCTTACTCCACACCGTCCTACGGGGCTTTACAGAGCGTTTCTTGACAGCCAAGAATGGATTCACCAACACCATCTCCATATTTAACCCGTGATTAAACAGGATGCGAGAGGAAGACAGCACATGATTAGCAAACTGTACACCCCTCTCACACCACTGGTTGTAGGCCAGCTTGACCAGACGGGATGACACTTTGTCACATTGTCTATCCCGAATGGCTTTGCTGTCGATCACAGTGTCGAGCATGATACCAATGTGGTATTGATACTGTCTCTTAGTTTCTTCCCGTAAGTTATTGAACTCATAGGAAGAATAGTAATCGTTGGCTAGTCCTTGTAGATCATGCTTGGTTGCCATGACACTATCTCCTCGTGAATTTCTGTGATCTCTGCCCTTTTCAAATTTAAACCTCGTGTCGTACAGGCACGATGCCAATCCAACATAAGGTTAGATTTAGCATGTTCACTGTGGCTTGCCTTCCCGTACCAAGTTAGTTCACCATGAAACTTATTGGGTGAAAAGGTAATTTTATACATCCTCATTTTTCTTCTCCTCTTTTTTAAAGACGTTGTTTAAGAACCTTTTGTGGAAGTCCTCAATGCCCTTACTACGATACGCAGTGCTATTGCGGGAAAACCTAGCTTTCCACCGGCCAGTGGAAGGCCAGTAGATGTACTGTTTGTCATGTTCATTCCAAATGTACATCATACTGACTGCTCCCCCTACCCATTCATACCTGATATTGTTTTCTTTCAGATATTCTTCCGCACCGATATCTCCCTCTTCGGTGTACCAATAAGCCATTACGCTGCTACCAGTTCACGGAACTGCGGAGTATTGATCCAGCCAGCTACGTCTTGTTCACGCTTCCACAGGCTCTGTGCTTGCGTATCATTTCCTGTGCGGCGAAGTGCGAAGCCATTAGTGTCCACATTCAATGGGTTAGCGTAGCTAGTGAATGCAGAATATAAAGCCCACACATTGCGACCACGTGTCACAGTCTCGTGATTATACAAGCTGAACATCTTCTCTGCCTTCTCATCAGACATGATGGACTTGAGCATGGCATTCACATCAATCGTGTATAGCTTTGTCTCTGCCCACTGCTGATATGTGTCTGCCGTATTGTTGAAGTCCTGAATGGTATGCTCCAGTTCACCAATGAACCGCTCCAAGTCAAAGTTAGTTGTGTTCTTACGTTTGATCTTGTCGTAGTCGCCAGTGATCATGCCATTCGTACAGAAGAAGTCGATGGCTCCGTAGTACACCTGATTGGAACAGCTACCGTCGATGCCATGCAGGGCAATGAGACGAGGTGCAATGGTAGTCGTGTGCTTGTCTGTGACAATCTTACGTAACACGTTAGGCATGACCATCTCCATCATCACCCAAGCATTGTTACGTGCCTTGCTGAATTTTAGATTCATGCTGTCGCACACCTCTTCACCAAGATGCTCTGACACAGCGTTATGCGCACGAGTAAAGAAGTCGCCGTGGCTGGCACATTTGAACTTCTTACCAACGATACCAAGGTATTCTCCCGTGTTACCGTTGATGACGTACTTGGACTTGTGGAAGTGAGTGTCCTCGTAGACCACAGGAAAGTTGATGTCTTCGGGGATCAGTTCTTCGGCTGTAAAATCTAGTGGCATATTTTTTCTCCTTTGCATTTGTCACACCTGTGACAGTTGAAGCCCATGAGGGCAAGTGATGCTCTGTTATACAACAAAGCGTAGGTAAAGTCAAGTCAGTCCCACCGATAAAATACATGTTCTCCAATTTGAACTGTCTTGTATTTTGTTTCTGCCCATTCGGGTAGGACGTAGGTTGCATGGTAATGCGTGGCACCCTCAACAAAGTCTCCAAGATTACCATTGTAGACGCCCACGGCGATCATTCTGGCTATCTCAAATGCCTCTGTATCCGGCGTCTTGTCTGACTTGCCATCACAGTACCAGCTAAACTGACAACGATTACGCACGGGGAAGTCTTCTCTCCATGAGTAGGTTGGGCCTTGTTTAACTACACCACACACGTCGTCAGGATACCTGTCGTCATGCACACGGTTCATCACCACTTGGGCTACCGCAACCTGCCCAATGAAGGGCTGGTCACGGGCCTCATGGTAGATGTTCAATGCAAGGCACATAATTGCTGCTTCAAACATTAGTAATCCCACTCCTTTATTTCTATATTCTTATCAACAACGGCGTTCTTTAGTTTCCACCACGCTGTATCAACTGCTTTCAGATCGTCATATTCAATGGAACACAACTCACCAACACGGGTACGAATAGGCACCCATGCTTTTAGTAATTCTAGCACACACCGTTGTTGATGGTCACTAAATTTTTCCCATGTTTCTGACGCCTCTTCAAAGCGCATTTCCCATTCTGTTTTTTCTTCACTCATATCATCTTCTCCTTAATCACAAGAGGTGTGTCGGGATATCACAGCCACCCAACATTGCTGGTCTTCATCGTAGTATGCTGGTGTTTCCAGCCTAGTACCATACCCGAATGGGGAGTAGCCACGAAAGTAATCCTCTACCTTGCGTTCAAGCATGGTGCGACTTTCGTGTTTGATATTGACTGTTATCGTTTTCATGCGGCACTCCTCATCCACTCAGGCATCTCACGGCCCTTGTTATACCTAGCGAACCGCATCTTGTCAACCGTATAGAACGCACGATAGGCAACGATAGGCCAGTCCTCATCTGTCTTGCAGTCGTCGTGTCCGCTGAAGCATTGTGGGTGTGGTGTCACGTCACCGTCTGGTAGCAGATGCCGCCCCTCGTACAATGCAATGCTGTGCTTACCGGCACCATGCCACTTGCCGTATCTGTAGTGATACTCACACAGCATAGATATATACAGGCTGTAAGCCCAGCGGTAGTTGGCACGGTTCTCCATAGCCCACAAGGTACAGGGATGCTTCTGATGCACAGGCTTGTATAGCCCACGCTCCTCCGCATACTCCGGTGCATGATGCCACAGGCTAGTGCATAGCATCTGCGCTTCTTCCAATGGCATCTTGACAATGTGCTGATCACACAATGACTTAGCGATGGCATCGGGATGATGTTCAATCAGAAACCTGTTCATCAGCAATATATCCTTTCCATAATTCCGTTGAAGGCGTGGAACAACATCCATGCAATGCAAGCCATACAGGCAAGGCGCACCACGTTGTCCATGAATGGGTCTTTGGCTGGGTCTGTCTCCATCCAGCATGTGAGGATTGTCTTAATCATGCTCACCTCCATTGCCTCTGCCAAGCCCACCGAAATACTGCGGCCTACGCTTGGCTGTTTCAAACACACCTGCCGTGATGAAGATGCCCGCAATCAGCAGGGCATGAGCAAGCGCACTGATACCAAACACCACGATGCTGCCCATCGACATACTGAAGATGATACACCACATCCATGCCAGCACCTGCATCACCATGTGCCGTGTGTTCATGTCGGGTATGTGGGACAGCGGGTTGTACCGCCAGTCCATTACAAGTTTCCAGATGTTACTCACTGTATCTCTCCTCTTTTACGTTGCTCTGCCGTGTGTCCGACGTGACATTTGAAGCACACTACCCTGCACTTGTCAATCTCTGCCTGTATGGCTTTCCATGCACGGCCCATCATGTCGCAGACGTTGTGCGCTTTACTCTCAGGATCAATGTGATCAAACTGCAAGTAGCAGTGAAATCCACTGGAGAACTTACGTCCCATCTTCTTCCAATGTTTGTGTGTCAGTCCACAGCATTCACACCCTCGCTCCACTTTGATTGCGGCAACCTTGGAGCGATGCAGATTGTGTCTCGCATCCCTCGCCTTGTCTTTGGCTGCCTCATCACGTGCGTAGGTTTTCTGGTCACGCCAATCAAGAATTTCTTGACCTTTGTAACGTCGAATGCCCCACAGCTTCATGCCATCTTCACGCACAAAGCCACGATGAATGGTGACGTTGTAGTCTGCCGGTGTGTATTCCATTGTTTACTCCCTAGTGTCGCAAGTTGCGACGGTTAAGCACTCTTGAGCCGTGACCTACCACTGCCATCCGCAAAGGTGGCGTTCTGCCGGTATTGCTTGTCACGACGCTGGGCCGCACGTGCAATCTTCCACGGCTTATCGCGCCGCTTGGCTGGCTGCTTATGAGCCAGACGTTTCACCTGATTCATGTTTCCGTGCATTCGTCTTCTCCTTCTCTCTGTTATACGAACCCTTGCCCTTCTTGGGTGGCACTACCTGCGCACGACGACGGTTCTGTGCTAACGCCCGTGCTACAGGATTTACAGGTCTGATCTTCATGGCGTTCTCCTTTGTCACAGGTGTGACACTTATCCCACTACAAAACCACTGTCGTCATGCACTGCCTTGCCCTTGGCATACAGCGCGGACACCACACCCTGCGGCTCAATAAAGCGCAAGTCGCTGTCGTCACCATCGACCACATCCATGCCCATGAAATGCTTGGGTATCTGTGTGCGATAGCGGAACACCACAGCCAAACGCATACCCATGTCAATGGCAGTCTGTACAAAACGCTGATACTCTGGCACACCGCTGTAGCTGAATGTCAAGTCGTAGATTGACAGGTCAGGCACCATGCGATTGGCAATCTTGGTGTAGTCATACCATTGCACCCCATGCTCACGATGAAGCGATACCATTGCATCCCACAGCTTGTTCTCCCAGCGAATGTCTGTCGTACCATTGAGACGGACAGCGCAACGCAAAGGACTGTCAACCCAATCATGATCGTCGTTGAAGTAACCATGCTTGGCGCAATACTTGGCATGGATCAGAACCTCAGTCAGAAGCATGGACTTGAAATCATCCCAGTATTGCAACATGAACAGCGTCTTGCGTAGGCGTGA